GCCCATTGCAATAGTTTGCGTTAATTCTGCGGTGTCTCCTTCGATGTTAATCCACATTTCGTAAGTAATTCTATTGGTTGGGTGTAAACCTACTACTGGGCAAGTCATATAATCATCTACACCATCACACTTCAATGCTTGTCGATTTACCATTATGCCACCGTGAAGAATAAGTCACCTGTTAAATACTCATAAACACCCTCGACAGGTATTGTCAACAGTGCACCACTTTGCATTTTCAAAGGTTGTAATGTGGTACTTCCAGCAGGTAGAACAAGTCCGCCTGTCATGGTACTTCCGGATTTAGCAACAAGTCCGCTTAAGTCTTGGTCATCTTTCGCAGCAGTTTCAATCCCTTCAAGTTTGGTTATCTGTGCTGCTGTGGACACACCTGCTGCAATGTTGGTAGCAGCAGGAATGATAACATCGTCTGCTCCACCATCTGACGTTATAGCGACTGTGTCCGCATTAATCGTACCTACACTCAATGCCGTTGGAACATTCGTATTTTTAGAAGTGTTTGTACTTATTGCACTTCTTTCATCAGCAGTTAATATTTTGGTAAGTTCACCTTCAACCACATTGTCAGCAGGGACTGATGTGATATTTGTACCAGCGAGTGCCGGGGCCGAAGCAATTGTAACGTCTTGATCTAGGAATGTATGATCGGATCCGTCTGAGTCTACGTGAGCATCCAACACGGCCGTGATACCGTATGTGGCATCATTGAAGTGGCCTGCTGTTATGAGCATCTCAACTATACACCCATCTATGTGAGCATTGTCACCAGTGCCCTCTTGGTTGCGTATTACAGTGAGTGTGTTGACATCCTTACCCGTACATCTCATTATTTCCATGTCAGGATCTAATTCAATTGAATGGTATGACACATCGTCCCATACATCAATCAGAAATGGGAAAGATGAAGGGAACTGAGTCCCATCGGCTACATGGATGGTAAGCGACCCTGCTGTTATTGCGGATACGGTCGATTCTGCGTTGTTCTTCCAGTTCATTGATGCCATGTTATACTCCTAGTATTTCTTGTGCCTGTTCAACGGTTATGAGATTCGCCGCAAGGGCTGGTGTGAGCCATTCCATCTTTGCAATCTCGTTACTTGGACTGATGTCATTGAATTTCAGTGTCACCTGTCCACGTTTACCTGTTTTGATGTCGATTAGATGATTGTATATACGCGCAACTTTGGTTTGCATGGTCTGTATCTTGATGAACCACGCTTCCATTTCGACCGTGGCGGTTGCATAGGTAGTTGTGTTCTCTCCGGTCCCAATCACTTGCGCAGGGACACCCAACGCGGTTAGGAGACGGGCTGTACTCCACTCATTGTAATCGTTGACCTTCTGCACTCCCTGGTAATCAATTGGTACGATGTCTATATCCGCATCGGTCGTCAGTTCATTGTCTGGTTTCAGGTCATTGAATTGTCGAGCAACCGTTTTCAAGATCTCACTGGCAATTACCTCCTTATGTTCACCGACCTTTATGTGATACCTTGGATAACCGTGTCGTTCGATTGAAACTGCAGTAGATTCCGCAATCTTAGTATCCCGAAGTATGTCATCAAACGCGCGCGCTATCAACGATGTACCATAAACATCTTTGGGGAATAACTGCATATGAGTTACATCGGATGTATTAAGTTTTGTTTCGGTATTGTCCACGACGTAGTGGTAGGCTACAATCCGGTCATACGTGTCACATGCGATTCTAAACTTGATTGGATCTCTGGTCTGCACATACAACAGATCACCACTGCGACTGTATACGTTTTCCTGATAGGCATCACCGTACACAAGGGCTTTTACAATTCCATCCCACATGATTGCGTTTATATCGATGTCGTACAACCACTCTTTAACTTTCTTTTTAGCCTGGGTTGGACCGTCTAATGTGTATCCATTAGCGAGTATGAAAAGTGGGTATGCGTCAATCGCCTGAGACACTATACCGCCTTGGTCGTAAATTGTGCCGTACTTCTTAAGGTTTGTTGGTCTTTCATCAAAATATGAAAGCACCTTATCACTTGAAACTATTGTTTTTGGTGCTGCAATTCGTTTTAATCTGTCTAATATTCCCATGTTATCATCACCCGAATACTGTAAATCGGTTAACATCCCGCTTGGTTTGTGTACCCATGCAGGCGTATCTTAACGCATCCATTAAATGACACGTTCCTGAGGTCTTACCAGCACCCTTTGCGAACACATATCCACTCCCTTCTTCGAGTGTGTTAACGCATGACGCGGATACAAATAGATTATGATTCACCATATTAGATGTTATCCGGATACCGTCTTCCCTCTTGTTCACTGCTGCACGTGCATCAATACCACGATCACCTAGATATGAAATTGTGGCTGGAGCGGATGGATCACAGAATACTGGACCTTTACCGTGGATTTGATACATCGCCTTCAACTCAGATGCAATTGATTGATTATTCATACCGGTTTCATAATGTTCAGATGTTACATAAAACCTACCTTCATACTTCTTGATAACCACGATAGCGCATGGATCTGTCCAGCCCCAATCGAGTCCATAGAGGGTTTCGGTGAATTTATCCTGAGTAAGTTCATCAGTGACGAAATTATAAACAAGCCCTTCGAAGTCAACGAACTGTCCACCCAATTCCTGTTTCGCCCATGCACCAGAGTACTCAGCATTGAGTGTGTCGATGTATTCTTGTGGCAGGTGTGTGTTGGTCTCGGTAGGAATGTCCTTCAGCAGAAAGTAGTCATCGTTCAGCCCGTTCTCTATGAACCGCTTGTACACCCAATTCTTGTGTGGGTTTGATGTCACCAAGCCCATGTATTCCATGCCTGGCTGTCTCATCCTACCAACAAGTATAGGCCAGATGAGGTCAGGTAATAGGGTTGCTTCATCAATCCAGAATGCACTTATTGTAAGCCCCCTGAGTTTACCTATCGCACGTTCATCAGCAGCAGACTTGAATATTATCCTACTTCCGTTAGTGAATGTAACTTCCTTATCGGATAGATTGGTGCTCCGGATAAACTGTGGCGGTATGATCTGATCCATGATAACGTAGATGACATTCTTGATGTTACTGTACGAAGGGGTAACAATGACATTAAGAGACCCTGGATTGTTCACACAGTGCTTGAACATTGCCATCCATGCGATAAAGGATTTGCCACACCCAATGCCCCCAAAGAACAGTTTGAACTTCTTGTCACTGTCAATGAAGGAATGCTGTGGTTCGGTGAGTGTGTATTTTACGTGGATTGTCATATGTTACCTATCGGTCACTTACTGAATGTGATCTTGATATCCTCAGGTTTCTTATCCTCATCTGCAATCTCTGATATCTGTTTCAGGTATTGTAAGTAGGTGTCCTTATCATTTGCTACCTTTGGCTTTTTCTTTGCAGCAGCATCGTATAACGCCCTGAGCATACCTGATTTGGTTGCCAGTGCATACTCGAGGGTGAGTTCATCCCTGCGCGCTGAATACTCAGGCATACAACGATACGAGTAAACTGTAGTCACAGATATAGTGATACCTTCTCTCCGAAGTTGATTGACCAGTTTTTTGGCTGACATGCCTTCGGAGTCAAGCATGACTAATCGTGTTCTTGCTGGAGTCCATTCCCATACAACTGGTGCTACGATAGTATCATCTCCATAATTTATTTGCACATCCTAAAATTTTTATTATAAGTATATGAGTAAGTATAGGCGGTTGGTTTATTTATAACTTGTGATGGTAGGCAATTGTCGGGACCAATGGGGAGGATGTACCCGGGTTCTAGCCCTCAGTCCGATGACCTGCCAATATGGCTGCGCAGGATGGACGAACGGGATGGGAGGGGAACAAGTATACCAGTAGAACACAGAAGTCGTTAGAAGGGAAGTATGCAAGTGCAACTGGCGCCAAAGACATTCCGACCATACCTGTGAAATAAATAATAAATAACACTGATGGCCGCAATGTGTTGGTTGCGCACGTGTATTGCTGAGTATCCGAATAACTGTGTAAACTATTCTACCCCCCTACCCCCCCATTCTGCTACACAAAAAAATATTCTCTCTCTCTTTCTTACTCATATGTGAGAGAGATTTTTAATTCTTATGACAGAGAAGAGGGGGGGGGGTATAGGTTTATTTATAGAGTTTAAAACTTTTCAATGTTAAGGAATGCAAAAAAAAAGGACACCTCATTTAAACGTTCCTAATGAAGCATCTTTGGTTGTTGCTGATGTGGTGTATTTTGGGTTTGCATCAAGTTCTACGAAGTTCCATGCGGTCATATTTTCCATCCTGGTTAGTTTGTATCCCTGTTTTATCATCATGCGTCTCACGGAGTTTATATCAAGCCTCTCAGGGATTCTATGATACGCTGTGAATCTCTTAAATGCATTGAACACCGCTACTTCGTTCGTGCATGAATATGTGTTATGTACATTATCTTGCAAGAATACAGCGAGTGGATTACTGTACAACTCATAATCTTCTGGTGTTGACGGTCTAATTGCATGTTCACCATCAACTATTTTCTGTCTGTATTTAAGAGCAAGATTTAGAATTCCTGATAGTTCGGTTTCAAGTTTATTCCTTAAGTCGAAATCTATCTCATCACCCTTATATTGGTTTGGGAATAAGATGATTTTGAATCGTCTGTAAAAACCGTCTGAGTGGTCAACGGTTCTGGGCAGCGAATTCATAGCAAATACGAATTTAGTTTTGGGTCGAAAATTTATTCTACTCTTTGCATATTTAACAGGTGCTGATATTGTATCACCTGATATGAGCGATTTCAAATTACTGGACATTGTGATTATACCACCATCGATATCTCCGCAGGTGTTTAATCTGACACCGTACAACTCACCTGGCGCCCATTGGTCGGCTGTGAACGAATGCAATGGTATTGAGCGTTTGTCATCTTCACTGAATAACAGTTCTAGTGTGTCGATGTATACTGACTTACCATCACTACCATGGCCAAGTAGATCGAATGCAACATCGAAGTTGGTGTGGTTCACAAATAAATATCCAAGTAGATACTTCAGATCCTCAGGGTCATCAACAACTTCGGATAAGAACTTTTCGAACATCGGACATGTTGCATCTTCATCATAATTCACAGGGAGTTTGGTTGTGCATAGGTATTTGGGGTCATGTTTACTAAACTCCATCGTGTTGTAATCAAGCACACCGTTGTTCAGGTTCAGCACCTTGTTCATATCATTCCTATCCACGAATGTACCCGCCTGAATATGTTTAACAGTGTCATCAAAATTCTTTGGGGTGAAGTCTGTATCTCCTTCTAGCATTATTGTCTGAACTTTGTCGTCTCCACCTGCGTGAAACATACCGTCTTCATAATACATGAGGTTTTTTGTGTCCCTTGGACACTTTATAATCATGTCTGCCATAATATCAATAGCCGCAAGAGCAGGCACATTTGGTTTTTTATCGGCATCTGTGCGTTGAGCCTTTATCAATGCGTGTGTTTTACGGCTTTTTTTCACTGCGGATATAATTGGAAGGATGTCCAACCTATTTGTAATTTTGAAATGTTCTTTTACTTCCCCTTTTGCGAATCCAGTGATCTCCAACATTGATAGTTTAGAGCATGTAGTATTTAGAAATGTTTCAATTGACTTGAATTTGTCAACGGTTTCAACCGGCACTTCGCAAAGTTTTAGGTCCTGTCGTGCAATGTCTAATGGTGATAGTTCAGTGGTCATGTTTTACCACCTTGGTTTGATAGTCGAATGTTGTCCCTGTAATCCGTTCCAGCGGGGGTGTAATTGATATTGACTCGCTTAAATACGTATTGAGGGCACTCGTTTTATCCGGAACAACTAGCAGACCTGTTTTAACAAGTTCCATTACACCGCGTCTGCTCAACGCGGCTTCATACGTTATCCATTGCTCATATACACGTCCGTGCATATCTTCGAACATAACACAAGCCCAATGTCTGTTATTTATTGTATTGACCCCGATTTTACTCACCACAATTGGCGAATTGCATATCTTGGGTAACAAAAATTTTCCATACGGCATATCCTTATAAGGGTATACCTTACCGTCTTCGATTGTATAGCCTGTGGGTATATTGACACCGTTCCACTGCTCATAATCTTCGGTCGGTTCATTCGTGGTCATCATTTACCACCCTTCAATACACTGGAAATGTGTTGAATTATATCGTCAATACATGCATCCTTTTCACCATCTGCGTGTAGAATCATCCTTGTGTTAGATGTTGTACATGTAATAGCCAGTAGGTTACCGAAATCAACCGGTTTGCCAAGTGCTTTCGACAAATCCGCATTCTTTTTGCATATAAATAAACTGGTTGGAAGACAAAACACCATTTCGAAATTGCTGTTTTTATGTGTGCCCGGCGGATATACACTGTTCTCCAATCGGATGATTTCGTCTAAATCCCCGTCAACCATACACCAGCCATTATTCAATTGGTCCCTGAATATCTTCAGGAGTTGACTGTGATCCAATGGTATCATTGTCATTTTACCTGTCATTATTGACCACCTAATTTAAACCACAAGCCAATTGCTATAAAGAAACAGGTTGTGAAAGTGCTCATAATCAGTGCTGCTGATAAAATCAGCGATTCTAACGGTTTATATTGGTTATTTTCATTCATATTAAGTCTCCTGTTTGTATAACTTTACTCTCGATTAAGGAGAGTGGGGTGCAACAAACAAAAGACACCCCTTAATATGTGTACAATTATATAACGTAGTGAAAGTATATAACTGTTTGTGTTATGCGTGGTTTGCTTTTCTGGACCTTCTCAAATCAGTCAGTAATGGCTTGATGTCAAGTTTCTTATTCAGTCCGAAGTGATGGAGTATGTATCTCCGTGAGAAAAACTCAATCTGTGACATTGTAAGTTCTTTGCATGAATTGTTTAAGAATGTTTCTACTGCGTTGTATTTGTACAAATCTTCTTCCGGAACTTCTGTCTCCATGAGTTCATCGTAAGCAGATACAAGGGATAGTTGGCTACCTGTCATAGTTAATCCTCTCCTTTATGCATATCTTTCATCAATGCGCTGCGAATTTCCGCACTTTTGCCATTACCAGAAACATTGCCGATATTTTCATAGTGCTCAGCCTGTTCTTTTGTAATAAATATCGTCTGTCTAACAAGTGGTTGTTTACTCATAATTGTTCACACCCATGTTTTTGTATTGGAATCCCATTGCTTGCCATACTTGACATGCATCACATATGCTAACCAAACTTGTTCATACGTGAGAAATTCTTTAAAGTTTTCATTCAAAAACTTGGTAAATCTCGCATGATGATAAAAGTAATTATAGTATCCTCTTTCATAAATCATGGTTTGAAGTTGGTCTTGTCGTGGTAACCATGTTGCGTCTTTTGAAACCAGACAATTCATATTATACGTTCCGCCATAGTGTTCCACACCGTCTGCCTTACCTCGTGTGAGTGCCTCGAATATGATTGAAACACTATATGGGACTGTTCCTGACGGATTCATGAAATAGTCGCCGATTGTTCGAATCCATTCAGACTGTATTTCAGATGCATTTTGCAACTGTTCGATATATTCTGGGGTTGTATCCATTGTGATTACACCTACAATGTGTTATATTTGATTTCGTGAACGCATTTGTCCACACTACTAGTATGTGGCACAAGTATTTAAACCTTACGTATGTATTACGCATATCCTACCCCGAAATATTATATAACCATATCTGACTTGTACCACTTATTCTCAACTCGTACGCGTAAAAAAAGAATAGATTGGAATACATACAAGTGCAACTGAGCAGGTACATTTCGACCATCCTTTGTTTATTATAAATTATTAAATGGTATGGTCGGAATGTCTTGTTTGCGCACGTGTATTTATGAGATTCACATCATGTTATTGAGTCTGTTCTTTGCAACAAGCCCTAGCAGTATATCTGCGTCACTTCTGGTAACATCCCCAACCTCGATTGATGTTCTCCATGATGATGCAGTCACATTGTGAGTAACTCTCCGGACTCTGTACGATCCGTCTATTGTTCCCCCGTCGATTTCAATGCTTGGTATTCTGCAATACATATAATCCCCAACATCGACAATACTTCCATGCAGGGTCACTTTACCTGATACCATCGGGTCTTTATAATTTGCCACAAGAGCCGTCGCTAACGCCGTACACTGTGCTGCCGATGTGATTGATGTATCGGTATACGTGTGGTATCTAGAGTTGTACGCAGCCTTGCTGGTAGCATCCGCCGCTGTACCTGACACCCCATTGCCGTATATGGTTACATCGTTTATCAGTTTTGTTGCATCTGACTTGAACCTTGCATTCAGTAACCTCTGTGTGTTCTCAATTGCCTTTATTTCACAGTCAGTAGGAACTGGTTGCCATGACGGCTCGACTCCGGTTAAGTTCCCATCAACATCGTACGCAGGAACAACCTTGAATATATATCCAAGATTTTCAAGTATTTCAAGTTCGGATATCGCATCACCTATGAATTTCGAATCAGCCGCAACATTATAATTCGTCTGGGTCGTGCTTCCCGTTTTATCGACGTATGTCTCGCCTGTAATGCGTGAAGGGAATGTATCAAATATATAGTCAATCGTTACACCTGTCGTTTCAGCAGTGCGTGATACAGCCGCATCGATGGATGTGTATAAGCATTCTTCATCGTGACCTCTGCATACAAGTGTCGTGATGTTGTCATTGTTCCAGCCAGTGTCAATTGACAAAACACGACCTTCAAACAGGTCAACCCATACACTTTTCTCGTTTGTATCCCACGTCTCATTCACCTGAAATCTAACAATGTCGTCGATGCGAATCGGTGATGTGAACCCAGATGTGCCTTCACTCGTATTTGTATCGACCACAACCACACCTGTCGAAACACTCCATGGGAATGTTTTATCTGTCTGAGCAGAAATTATCTTTGGGTAGTACTTTTCTTTGAATACCGAATTTCGCTGCAATACAAATCTGAACTGTACTTCGTGATGGAATGACACTTATATCACCTTGCCCATTTTCGGTCTTTGTATATCAAATCAACTGCACAACTTATTGCGGCTGAACTGCTCTGATCACACTGGAACTCATTTGTGCCTGAGGATATAAGTGGATGTTCTGCATCAACAGTTACAATATTTAAATCAAGTCGTTGCTTATGCACAACACAAGTACTGCTTGCATCACATAGTATCCTTACCCAGAATACTGTTTTGCCCTTCAAACTGAGGTTTGTCACGTTATCAAGTTCGTACGCAGTCAGCACATTGTCAACTATTGCATCGTCAATGTCATAATATGTACCTGCGCTACCTGCACTATCCGCAGCGATCTGAATGGTTGGTGTACCAGCGGTTATATCGATCAGTGCCGTCAATACGGGTATGCCGGTAATTGGATAGAATGTCTCAAACTGATATTCCAAATATCCACTGACAGCCATTGTGAAATACCCACTTGTCGAGTATGTTCCTGCATACGCATATGTATCGTAGAGACACTTATTTGTTTTCATATCATCCAAGTATCGATATGTCCCAGTCCCATCTGTATTAATCTGCACTTGTGTATCTGGATGCAATTCACCTGATAGATTACATTTCACCGTAGGATCAGCCGTATTGAATACCTGCACGCCATCCAGTATAATCAGGGTTTGTTCCTCAGTAGTTGTCTTCAATGCATCACATACTACATAGAACGAATGACTGGTGCCTGAATCATATGTATAAATACGTACTACTAAATCTTCGTTATGTCCAACAGTTACATCTTCTACATTTGTTGTTGTTGTTGGACTGTTAATACCATTATAGTACGAAGTTTCACGAATAGTAGTTTCAACCCCTCCGTTATACGACGTGGCTTGAACAGTTACTTTAATTTCGTGTCTAGACGCCCCACTATCCAGCGTACTACCGCCGGTATGGTAATATTGTGTCTCAATCAGTTTAAGCGCTTTTCCAGCCACAGCGGTATGTGTTAATGTACCCATCAATACATATGATGTACTACTCGTTGAACCGCCTGCATCGGTCTCTTCGTCTTCCGTACCAGTTCCACCATACCCCACACCTTCATTAGCGGTTACACGAATTGAAGGCGATGCATCTACTGTTCCTGTAGTCGTTATACTTCTGTCAAACGTCGAACTGTCAATTTCACTTTCCTTCTGAAGTATAGCACAGTCCACGTATACCTCTGTCCCATCTGTGTAATTGGTAACCTGTATTTGAATATATGTTTGATCACTATTTACAACTGTACCAGTCGCTTCGACAAATGTCCATGTATTTCCAATTGTTTCAGTAGTGTAATTATATTCTATTGCTGCCCCGCCTCGAAACATTACGTAAATCCGACACGCTGAACTTGTTGCAGATTTTAACCAAAATCCAACACTATATTCATCACCGATTTCAAGGTTGTTTACATAATACTCTTGGTACACCCTGTAATCATCTGTCGTGCACGTTAGCACTGCGCTTGAATTACCATGCTTATACTCTGCAACACTCTTTACAACTGATCCTGCACCACCACTTTCAGCCCAATGGTCGGGGGGACTTGTGATTCCATTATTCCATGAATCGAACGACCAATTCAACGCTAACGTCGATGCCATGTTTTCTGCGGTCCACGTCTGTTCATCCGATGTGATCTTAACCGATCTATAGTTGGTATTGATTGAATGTTGATACGGTTCGGATGTGATAAGGTCAAAACTGTATGGGAAATAATTGTCCGTAATTCCCCTTCCATTTGTAATGGTATGCTGAACACTGTATACATCGTATTTCCATCCGTCACGCACGGATAACACCTTTCGACCATTCGATAAGAATGCAGCCACTACCTCATCATATGTATCCCCATCAACTTCGAATCCTTCCACACTTATCGATAGTCCCTCGTATCCCATACTTGTAACTGGGTTGCTGTCATACCCAGGAATGGAGTGACTGAAATTCCTTGGGACTGTTTTGAACGATACATTCGACAGATTAAAAGTAACTCCTTCAATTGTTGCCATTATTATATACCACCTGAATCTCTTGCATATATTGGAGCAGGGAGCATACGACCAAAACCACTACTCGATGTATTCCACGACTTCTTTTTAATATCTTCTAAAAGTTTTATTACTTGTTCGGTCTGTTCATTCCCGTATTCCGCAATTTTATTACCATCTTTTACAAGAGTGTTTTCTAAACTGCGCGGTGTCATTACTGGATTGAACACAGGATTAAACCCGGGATACGGATCCTCAATTTTGCGGTCGGATGTTGTAGGTTCCGGGGTTGCTGCACCACTCATACCCATCTCTTTGGCTGACATATATGAGCCATCACTTCCAATCCAATTACCCTCTGCTTTCCACTTATCATCAAAGCCACTTGGCGTTTTCACACCTGTGGTAGTCCCTACACTCGCACTTGGTGCACTTACTGTAGCATCCCCTGTACTTATCTCAGCATTCTCACGCAGGGCTACTCCAGATGCTTTAATTGCGTCGGTTTCCTTTTCTCTGTTTAATATTGTGTTTTTGATTTCATTCGCATACGCAATTTCCATTGCAATTGTTTCATTTAAAAGTCTTTTGGATTCAATGAAATTACCATTTAGTGCTTCCCATGCGGCCTGTGCGACCACTGAAAGTACTTTCAAGCCAGTGATTAATGCCTTTATAGGCAATGTGATTATTTTTAAACTGTATATGAGTGGCGGCATTACGTTTTTCGCACCCCATATCAACGTGTTCATTAGGGTTGTAAGTACTGGAATCATTGCCTCACCAAGTGGTTTGAGGTTGTTCATGAGTTCGTTACTCAGGACTTTCCATTTCCCACCTAATGTTTCGGATGCTTGACTTCCATCACCCATTGTGTCATTGACCTGGTCTAATATAGATGCGTAACTATCCGCTTCAATCCCATAATTCTTAAGTCTGGATGTCCCGGTCGTAAATTCTTTGCCAAGTGCTGTAGTTGCAGCAGACAGTGACATTTCCGAACCATTTGCAATTGCTGCGGCTGCTGACATACCATCTAATGCTTCTTGTACGCTCATACCGGACGTAATGAGCTCGTTAAAGCTTGTCTGTAGCTCTGTATCACCTATGGTTGTAAGTGCCTCAATGTCCTCAATGTAAGACAGTACGCTGTCTCCTACGTCGTCCCATGCTACCCCTTGCTGTTCGAGCAATGCAATTGTTTTACTGGTCGCTTCCTGGTCTTCCACAGATGCGCCCATAACGTCTTTTATCGCACCTGCCAAAGCAAGGGCACCACCAATAAGTACTGTTATCCCCCCGGTCGCAAGGGCTAGGCTGGATGCCATTGATATCCCCATTGCCTTGGTGCTGGCGGCTGCTGTGCCAGTTGCAACTGTGGTAGTAGTAGCAAATCCTTTCATTGATGTATTTGCTCCGGACATTGACTGTTTAAAGTTCTTGTTATCGCCTTTCACTTTAATTAGTATTTCTTTAGCACCTAGCATTCGAAGTCTCCATTATAAATATTTGGTCTGCCAAATCCATTTCTCTATACTGTGCCGGAGTGATGTGCCAAGTCTGACACAACACCGCGAAGTTTTGACCTATCGGAGCGTTAGCGAAATTTCTTAACCCCTTCCAAAGTGGATGCGGCTTTACGTAGGAATGCCATTATCAGTTCCTGCGCAATATATGGATCAATATCATCTGACATCCAAAACGCTTCATCAAGAGTGTCATCCGTGGTGATAGCGGCCAGGAACTTTGCAGCCACCTGCTCTGCCATATCCTCTGACACATTTTCTGGGTCTTTGAACATTTCCAGAAATACCTTATGCTCGTTGATTTCTTTCTTGGTAAGTCTTGCTCTTATTTCAATGTATGTGTATCCATCTGGACCGCTTATTGGAACTTCAAAAAGTTCTTTACCACGGTTGATTATGAAATCTTTTATAGGAATGCGTGAAGGCTCTTTCCCAGCCTTCCTGTCCTTTAATTCATCTACAGTCATCATTGTTGTCACCTAATAATCGGTTGCGTGTGAGTTCTGCAAAACGATCTGAACTTCGTATCCATCAACGGAATCATAGTTGGCTGACCAGTCCACAGTCTGCTTAATTCTGTTTCCAATTTCGACCTTTGTAGACTCGTATACCGCCTCAGGGATGGTGATTACAAGTTCATGGTTATAAGTTGTGCTGAAATTGCTGTTGTTGTTCCAGGTGAACACGAGCGGAATGGTTGAATAATCACCATCTTCATCAGGGGTTAATGCTGCTGAGGACCCCCAGAATGACTGATAGTCACCGTCGTTATCGAACCATATGTCGAACGAACCTGTAACTTCCCTTTTCCCGGGAATCATAGTATTGAATAATCGACTTCCCACCACCATACCATCTGCAATATCATAGTTGTTCTTGATTAATATATTGCATTTGTTGACCTGTGCTGCGTTCGTAGGACCAGTGACTGTAAGATCAGCGTACATAAACGGATCTATTGTGTCGTACGCAATCGCTGTGTCTATGCTATCAGTGTTAATTGTTTCGGTTTTGCCGATAAACGGTGCGGTAATGCGCAGTGCATCATTTACACCCTGCTCAAATTCAAGTGATGTAACCACACAATGATTTACCACGACCTGTTGGTTGTTACCTCGCTTGAACCACGTTGAAAATGTTTCAAGAGTGTCGGTTGGGACATATGTGTGACTGTATGCGGACCCACTTACCAATGCAGATGTGTCGGCACCAACACCACACGCAAGCAGCACTCCCAATGCGCCCTCTGGTGTTACCATATTTGGAATTGACCCTTCCATATGATAATCCGCAAGGATGTGCGCAACGGTGTGTCTATGTGTTATGGCTGGTTTCTTAATAACCGTCTGGACAGGGTTAATGCCTGGGTCATCTGTAAAAAACTCTCTCTGCCCGGTTGATATCGCAAGTGGTGTACCTGCAACTGATTCTTTTGCTATTACCATTTCGGCTGAATATCCTGCTGTTGCTGCCATGTTATCGAACCTCGTGTATCTGTATAATTAATTTTATTACTCCGCCATCAATTGATGTTTCGTTGATAGCCGTACGGCCGTATTGTATTTCCATGCATTCCAGATCGAATACGGTGTTATCTAATTTATCACCCTTCTTTCGCTGAAGTGCATCGTAAATTTTATTAACGAATTTCTGTGAATTTTTGAATGTTAGTCCCCGTTCGCTTCCAGCGTAAAGACACGATATATCGTAATTTAGATTCCATCCTATCTTTGTGTTCTGGAACGATTGAAGTCCGTTCTGTTCCGCGGATGTTAACATTACATTTATGGCCGGAAACATCGGCACTGCCTTGTAAATGTCACCCACGTTTATATCTTTTACGCCCATATCACGAAATACTTTCCTCAGTGCGATCTCAATTGTATCTATATCATCGTTTATCATAGTACCTTGTCCAATTCTTTTTCAAGTCCTCTGATCATTCCATTCATGTGATCAATCGTCTTTTCCGTGATGTCAAGTGCTTTTGTACCCGGATGATCAACTTTGGTTGTGAAAATGGTAACTCCACCAATGTTGAATGCAAGTGGGCTTCCAGTTATCGTATGTGGCTTCGTACCCATATCGACGTACTTAAAATAATCAGCCGTTGTCCAAATCGTAGCATCGTCGTGTTGGATAGAGTCTCGCAGGTGACCACTTGATACAGGCACCATACCTTTCATAAACTTCGCTCCGGACTTGACGAATTTGTGGAGTTCTTGTTTGAACACTCGTTCCACATCATCATCTATACGGTCGAAATCGAAATTCGTACTCATCATATTATCACATTAGTTCAAGTCAGTTTGATTTCACAATCCGAATGTCACTACCAGTAGACGTGTTATCTTTAAATGTATCCATTTCATCATACACCATTTTTTCAAGGTCCTTAATCTGTTCCTTGCTTGCTTTGGTGCTTGATACGTACATTCTCAGGTACTTTGCGGCCGTAAGGATACTTGACCAGTCTTCAAGATAACCTGCTGCGGGTGTGTCATACTGACTGAATGCATCAAGTATAACTCTATCTGACATCTCAATTATGGCTTCAATCTCAGCGTCACCTATACCATTACAAACCGTTGCTATGTATCGCTCTCCTGCCGCATCAATTGACAATTCGACCATATC